CTTCCCGGCGAGAAAAACCGGGGTTTCCGGTCGTGTCTGAGGGGTTTCCGGCTGATCGGGCGGAGTTGTTGGCTCGGCTTGATGGGGCTTCGCGGAATGGGTCGGTGACGGCTACGAAGTTGCTGCTTGAGGAGCTGCGCCGTGAGGTTGAGGGCGCTGGCGGATCGGAGTTTGATGAGCTCGACAACGTCACGCCGATCCGCAAGCCGGCTTGAGCCGTTCACGGTCGATCACTTCCGGGCGTACTGCCAGAAGCTTCGGCTAGACAACGGCGAGCGGTTCGTGCTCGAGCCGTTCCAGGAGGAAGTGTCTGCGGACATCTTCGCTGGATTTTCCGAAGTCTGGGAAATTGTGCCGGAAGGCAACGGCAAGACCACGTTCATGGGCGCCCACGCCCTGTATCACGGGGATTACACGGAGTCGGCGTTTGTGCCTATTGGCGCGTCGAGCCGTGAGCAGGCGGAGATCCTGTATCGGCAGGCTGAGGGTTTGGTGCTCAGGACGCCGGGGATGCGTGACCGGTTCAAGTGCCAGGAGGGCTACCGGCGGATCAAGTGCCTCAGGACGGGCGGCCGTATCCAGGTGTATGCGGCGGATGACCGGACGGCGGACGGGATTATCCCGACGTTGGCGTTGTTGGACGAACTGCACCGGCACCGGAATCTGCGGTTGTATCGGACTTGGCGGGGGAAGCTGCTCAAGCGTGGCGGCCAGTTGGTCGCGATCAGCACGGCCGGCGAGCCGGGCGGGGAGTTCGAGGACACCCGGGCGAACATCCGGCAGATGGCCGACGATGTCCAGGTCGACGGGTGCCATACGCGTGCGGTCGGGGACGACATCGTTTTGCATGACTGGGCGGTCCCGAAGACGGAGTTCGCGCGGGACATGGATGTGGTGGCTGACGCGAACCCTCTGGGATCGTTGACGCCGGAGGTGCTGCGCAAGAAACGCGAGTCGCCGACGATGACGGACGAGCACTGGCTCAGGTTCGTTTGCAATCTGGCGACGTCGCTGTCGGGGAAGGGCATCAGCCCGGAGGTGTGGGATGCTCTCGCGGACTACGAGCTCGAGGTCGACACCGATCTGCCGGGTTACGGGTTTCTTGATGTGGCGTTCGAGGTCGACACGACCGGTATCGGCGTGTTGTTGTGGGAGGGCGATGAGCGGCGGATCGTGACCGACACGGTCGTGTTGGAGCCGCCGGTGCGTGAGCATCAGATCGTCCGGGAGATCCTTGACCGGCATGAACGGTTCCCCAGGCTGCGAGGCTGGGTGATGGACCCGAATGCCGGCGCGAAGCAGATGGCGCACATGCTCGAGGACGGCACGCACCCGTTGCAGGTTGAGCGCGGTATCGGCCCGATCGAGTTCATCGAGCATTCGCAGAAGAACGCAGCGATGTGCGAGGCGGCCCGCCGGCTGGACGAGGCGATCCGGAACAAGTGGCTGGTGCATGACGGTGACCGCAGGCTCCGTCAGCACGTCTTGAACGCGGTGCGTAAGGGGACTGGCGTGGAGGAATACCGTTTTGACCGTCCCAAGGATGGCCGCAGCTCGAAGTATCCGATTGACCTGCTGACGGGCCTGCTGATGGGCCATAACGTCGCGGTCGCGGATGCTGTCCCGGTGGCTGAGCCGTGGTTTGAGGCTCTCGCGTGACCGCCGCGATCGTGGCCGCCGCACTGGCGGCGGGCGCCCTCACCGGGGTGCTCGTGACGTGGTGGGCGAACCGTGACCGTGGGCTGCGGGGCCTGGTCGGCGAACGGGTGGTGTTGCAGACCAAGGACGACCGGTCACTCCGGGGCGTCCTCGTCGCGGAGCACCGCCAGTGTGTCGCGATCGGCCATTTCCAGTATCTCGAGGAGGCGAATCCAGTGGATTTGCCGGGGGAGGCGACCGTGTTGTTCGAGAACCTCTCCTGGATTCACAAGCTAGGGCCGGGTGACTGATGGCGACCCTTGTCACGTACGGTGACCGTCTTCTCACTTCCGCAGGCCGGGAGTCGTGGCTGAGCCGGCCGAGTGTGCCTCTCGCGATGTTCCCTCAGGGGTCTGTGGCGATCCTTTCGGGCGATCAGGTGGCGCTGGTCAGCTACCAGAACCTGTATGAGCAGCACCATTCGGTCGCGGCTGCCGTCAACAAGCTCAACCGGCAGATCATCCGGCTGCCGTTGCGGGTGTTTCGGCAGGTCACTGATGATGGTGAGGCGGAGCCGGTGCATACGCATCCGTTGGTGGATCTGCTCAAGAAGCCGTGGCGGCGCGCGTCGCCGGCCACTCTGAAGCAGAAGCTGACGTTTCCGGCGCTGGTTCACGGCAATTCGCTGCTTGGGAAGGTCCGGCCGGAACCTGACGCACCGCCGAATGGGCTGGTCGCGCTGGATTGGCGGTTTATGAAGCCGTGGATGTGGGACGACGGCGAAGTGTTCTTCTGGGAGACGTCGCAGACGGGCCGACCCCAGTTTTTCGCGCCGGAGGACGTGATCCACGTCGCTTTTGAGGCCGGGAACGGCGATCTTGGGGTTAGTCCGCTCAAGCAGCTCGAGACGACGCTCAGGGTTGACGCGAACGCGCAGGCGTACCAGGCGTCGTCGTTTGAGAAGGGTGTTCGGCCGTCTGGGGCGCTGGTGACCCCGCCGGATAAGACGCTGGGCCCGGAGGAGCGGGCGAAACTGCGTCAGGAGATCACGAATCTCGGCAACAACAGCTTTTTCCTGTTGTCCGGCGGCATGGACTGGAAGCCGTTCTCGCATACGGCGGTCGAGGCGGAACTCATCCAGCAGCGTCTCCTGAGCAGGGTTGAGGTGGCGTCGGTCTATGACGTCGACCCGCCGCTTCTGGGCTACCTGGAGCATGCGACGTACTCGAATATCGGCGAGATGCACAAGATGTTGTACGGGGTCACGTTGGGGCCGTGGTTGTCGCTGATCGCGGAGACGTTGAACGCCCAGTTGATTGATCCGGAGCCGGCGTGGGCGGATGAGCGGCTGTTTGTCGCCTTCGATCTGTCTGAGGTTCTGCGTTCGGATACGCCGGAGGAGATCGCGGCGATCGTTCAGGCGATCGGCGGCGGCGTGATGACGATCAACGAGGGCCGCGGGAAGCTCCGTGCCCGTCGCTACCCGGGCGAGGCAGCCGACCGGCTGTATCTGCCGACGAACAACCTGTCACCGATCGACGAACCTCCGGAGACCCCGGAACCCGTCGATCAGCCCGCCCCAATGGATGAATCTGAGATCCAGAAACGTCATTTGGAGCGCGCGAAACGCCAGATCGGCACCAAGATCGGTGCTGGCGGACAGTGGGACAAGGCCCGGTGGATTCGTGAACTGCACGATGACGCGCCGGGCGTTGACGGATTCGCGCTCGCTGAGCAGCTCGAGCAGGCGGCCTCGGAGTCGGACGGCAACACGTCCGATTTCAGGCGCCTTGCGGACCTGATCTAGCCAAAAACGGCCCTGGGAGGGCTTCAAATGGAGCATAAACGCGTCTCCCTGGGCGAATTCAAGGCCCTGGGCGACTCCGACGAGCCTGGCACGTTCGAGGCGCTCGCGGCTGTGTTCGGCAACGTCGACCACGGCGGCGACCGGATCGAACGGGGGGCGTTCAAGCGCAGCCTCGGCGAATGGGCCCAGAAGGGCCGTTCTATCCCGGTTTTGTGGTCCCACGACGCCGAACAGGTGCCGATCGGGGTCATCCGGGACGCTAAGGAGACCCCCGAGGGGCTCCGTGTGAAGGCACAGCTGCTGGTGGAGGACCATCCGCAGGCCCGTGCCGTCTACGCGGCGATGAAGGCCGGCGCCCTGCACGAGTTCAGTTTCGGGTACGGCGCCCGCGACTTCCATCACGTCACCGAGAACGGCCAGAAGGTCCGGGTCCTCAAAGACCTCCATTTGGCGGAGATCAGCCCCGTTTTCCGGGGGATGAACCCCGACACGAGGCTCGTCGGTGTCAAGTCAGCGGCGGAGACGGACCTCAAGGCGCAACGGGCCGAGCTCGATCGCAAGATCGCGGAGCTGACTGAGCAGCGTGACGCGCTCACCGAGGCTGTCGAGAACCTCGCCGAGGTCGCCGCTACCGGCGACTTCCGAGACCAAGCACTTACCCCAGAAGTACCGCCCGCTGAGGGCGCGGAGCACGACGACAAGCCCGATCCCAACGCCCCTGGGGCGGAGGAGGAGCGGGCGAGGATCAGAGCGCTCCTGGCTGAACACCCAATCCACATCCAGGAGACACCTGATGCAGACTAACCCGCTCCGCGGCAAGCTCGCGGAGGTCAACCAGCAGATCACCGAGGTCGAGGTCAAGGCCAAGGAGAAGTGGGCGGCGTTCGAGCAGGCCCGCGACCAGTTCGCGAAGGCCGGCAACGACGCGACCCGCGCGGACTCTGACGAGTTCAAGCAGGCTGAGCAGATCCACAAGGAGTACAGCGCCGCCTGCGCTGAGCAGAAGAACCTCGAGCAGGTCCGTAACGGGATCTTCGAGATGCTCGCCAGCAACGGTTCGCCGTCGCTGAGCAACCCCAAGCCCGATCTGACCGAGCACAAGAGCCTCGGCACCCGTGCCCTGGAGTCCCCGGACTACAAGGGCCTGATCGACTCCGGCGTGCTCCAGTCCGACAAGCGGTCGTTTACCGCCACCCTGGCGGAGATGAGCATGGACGAGGTCAAGGCGCTCATCACCGGTGTCTCGGACACGTCCGCGGGCGCGTTCATCACCAACCAACGGGTCGGGTACGTCGCCCAGCCGCGCCGCATGTCGCGGATCGTGAATCTCATCACGATGGGTGAGACGAGCGTGGACGCGATCGAGTACGCCCGTCAGACGACGTTCACGAACGTCGCGGTGGAGACCGCGGAGGCGACGTCGACCACTACCGGCACGAAGCCGGAGGCGACGATCGCGTTCGAGAAGGTCACGGAGACCGTCAAGACGATCGCGCATTGGATTCCGGCGACGCGCCGGGCGATCGCGGACGAGTCGCAGCTCCGGACCCTGATCGAGTCGCAGCTCCGTTACGGGCTGGAGTTCCGGCTCGAGAACCAGATCGTCAACGGTGGCGGCACCGGCGAGGATCTGACCGGCATCCTGAACACGACGAACATCCTGTCGCAGGCGAAGGGCTCCGATTCGGTGTCTGACGCGCTGCACAAGGCGATCACGCAGATCCGGCTCGCGTACCTGGAGCCGAACGGCATCGCGATGCACCCGAACGACTGGGAGGTCGTCCGGCTGTCCCGTGACGGTGGCGGGTCGGTGTCGGGGTCGGGCGCGTACCTGTACGGGCCGCCGTCGCAGGCGGTCGAGCCGACGATTTGGGGTCTCCCGGTCGCGGTGACGCCGGCCGTGCCGGATGACACCGCCCTGGTGGGCGATTTCACGAAGGCTGTGCTGTGGCTCCGCGAGGGCGCTCAGGTGCTCGCGACGGATTCGCACAGCGATTTCTTCGTGAAGAACCTTGTCGCTCTGCTGGCTGAGATGCGGGCC